CAGATCGAACAGTTTTGCGAGTTCCTCGACCAAACGGAAGAGAGACTTCGTGAAGATCTAGAAGATGCTGAAGATGATCTTCTAGAGGAAGCAGAAGATATCAGTGAATCTGATTCCGATTCCAGCCAGTCGACAGACGAGGAGCAATCTATGGCAGAGGAAGTAGAGGATCTCGAAGACGTCGATGAGGCGTTTGAGGATCTTGACGAGATGGATGAAGACATGGACGATACCTTCGAAGTAGAAGCTGAAGAGGATTCCGAGGACATGGACGAGGAGTTTGATCCTAACGACATGGACATGGAAGACGAAGAGATGGAAGACGAGGACGAGGAGATGGAATCTGAGGCTAGCCTTAGCCGATTTGACCGTATGACACGTCGTCGTCACCACCGCAGAGCTACTACGGTTGAAGAAATCAGCCATGACAACAATACGTCCATTAACAACGTAGTTGACTACGACGAGACCACCCCTGAGATGGGAATGGATCCTGACGTAGCGGACCTACCTGGTGATGATGAGGCGAGAGTGCCTGATCAGAGCACCGATGTTGAGGAGCTAGACGCTAATCCGGTTTCGGGTCAGCCTGGCCAGTCCTCGGTAGCGGTAGCTAAGCGCCGGAAGAAGGCAGAGACCGAAGAGGCTCTAACTCAGCAGGATGTTGAGAACCTCGACGGTAACACAATCACAGAGGATCAGTTCATTGCTAATCCCCTGAACACCGATGTTGAGGAAGCCGTAGCTGAGGAAGATCAGCTCCAGCTAGCCAACACACCGGACGATTACAACGACGGCACCGAGACAGGGTTTGACGGTCAGAACACCGACATGCAGGCCTTTGAGGACGTCAACGATGATTACGAGTATGAGGCCAAGATTAAGGCCGCTGCCCGTAAGGAGGCTAGGGTCCACATGATGCTAGCCTTGAAGGTCTGTGAAGCGAAGGAGAAGGTTGGCCTAGCCGACCCGAACCAGCGGTTCCAGACGCTAGCGAAGCTAGAAGAGAAGTCGGCTGAGTACCTCCGTGCCCAGTCGGAACTCCTAGCGGAGCTAGTAAACACCAGAAGCGCCAGACAGAACCCGGCGGCCGCGAGGACTCGCCGAGTAGCTAGCTCTGGTACGCGAGTGCCCAGCCTAGGACGTAGTGCCTCGGTCGGGACGGATAATGACCCACTTAGCGACGAGCTAGTAACTCTCTGAGTCATCTCAGGAAAGGAAAGCAAAAGACATGATGCGCGTAAGCCTAGCGAATGTCGCGGCCAAGCGGACCTGCCTGCCTCTCTACGAGCAGCACCAGGCCACGCCCCACGCGACCTTCCTCGATTCCAGCGAGACCAACGACATCTACTCCGGTATGGTTATGGCACGTACCGGCGCCGATACAGTTGCTCTTTGCGATGGTAGCGATACCACACAGATCCCCTTCGGCCTTTCGGCCCTAGACCGTAATGACATCATTGATGATCTGAACGGCCTAGACATCGCCCCTTGGGCCGTTTGGGTTGGCGGAGCCGATGCTGAGTTCTTCATTGACTCACCGGCCTTTGATACTTCCGACACCTACACAGTACCTTCTGACGGTTCGCAGGCTTACCTGTACGCCGGTGATGGTGCCAGCGTCGGTAAGATCGTTGCTACAGCCCCGGCGGTCGGCGCCCATCCGGTAGCCGAGCTCCTTGAGGTTGTTTCATCGACCCGCCTCCGTGTACGTCCGTTACCGCATGGTGCGGCCCTCTGATCCGCCTACGTAAGAGAGGATAAATAACAGTGAATACAGTCACCAACGAGGACCTACGTCCCCGGGCGGCCCGTACTTCCGATGAGTACGTACAGGACATCCTCCGTGCGCAGGCTCGTCTGAAGCAGGCCACCAACAGAACCAAGGCGACGGCTGCTGAGAAGCAGAAGCGTCTGGCGGCTATCATGTCCGACAAGGACAACTACATGAAGCGCCTCGGCCAGATGATGGTCGGTCCGATCCAGCTGAAGCTCCGTTACCAGGGCATGATCAGAAACGTCCTCCTCGAGGATGCTCTGACACCCGGTGTACCGGTCGAATACGACGTACTCGATGACCTCGGTCAGGCCTACATCCTCCACGGTAATGAGGGTGAAGTCCGAGTAACGCCGTTCGAAGGCAAGAAGGCTCCGGTTCGGCTCTTCAGAATTGCCGCCTTTGCCCAGATCAAGAAGGAGGACCTCTGGTACCTCCGTGCCAACATCATCGAGTATGCTCAGGATGAGAGCAAGCAGTCGATCATGAAGCAGGAAGATGCTCGACTGATTACGCTCCTGAACACGGCGATCACCAACTACGGTACCGACGGTCGTAACCCGTACCCCGGTGCTCAGGTGATCAACGAGCTTTCGGGATCGTTCACCCCTGAGTCCCTGTTCGATGCTGCTGGCCTTGTTGAGCGGCGTGAGTTAGAGGCCGTTCGCCTTCTGGTGAACCCGGTCGATTACCACGACTTCAACAAGTTCGACATCAACCAGACAGGCTTTGCCTTCAAGGATCGGGTTGTAGCCGGCGAGAAGATCGTCGAGTATGGTCCGTTCCAGATCCAGAAGTCCATTACGGTTCCGCAGGGTACGATGTACCTGACCCCGGCTCCGGAGTTCCTTGGCGTATTCCCGCTGATGTACTCCTTGGACGTCGAGGAGAACCACACCCCGTCGAAGTTCCACAAGGGCTTCGTCATGGACGAGCTGGTCGGCATGGCCGTCCTCAACCCCAGAGGCTTGGTCAAGGTCACCAAGTAAT